GAGCGGGTAAGCGTGCTCGGGTGGCTGGTCGGCAGAGGAAAAGACCTCGTCGCCATCCTGAAGAAGATGAAAGCTCGCTCGGTGCCAGAACTTTTGATGAAAATCGAGAACTGGTCGGAGAGGGAGCAGAACCGGCAGAGAGCCAAGTTGGTTGGGACTTCAAACGGTCGGCGCGAAGCCATCAACAGCAAGATCGAAGACATCATGGATCAGGCTGAGATGCTGACGGCACTGTCGGACGGCGCGAAGAACGTCGAAGAGATCTACAACCGCGCCGAGTCGCTGTTCTCGGACGACGGGCTTGGGATTGCTGGTGTGATCACGTGCTCGTCGGTGCATAAGGCGAAGGGACTGGAAGCGGAGCGGGTGTTCGTGCTGAAGGCTACTTTAAGGGAGACTACGCAGGAAGAACGCAATATTTCGTATGTGGCGGTCACTCGCGCAAAGAGTGAACTTATTTGGGTGGATGTGGCATGACCCTCATTCATTACAGCTACGAACCTCTTAATTTTAACCGTGATTGGGAATATCACCAGCCGTTCGAAGCTGCGTGGAAGCCGGTAGGGTTCTGGCTTTCGGTTGACGGAAACGATGATGGGTGGGCGGAGTGGTGTGAGCGAGAGGCTGGCTGGACCGAGTGTATTGCTCATCGAACTGAGTTCGAGCTGTCACCTTCAGCAAACATCCTTTACCTTACAAGTTCACAGGAAATCGACAACTTCACACGTTCGTTTCGCGCTGTGTTGGTTCCGGGTCTCTGGTATATCGACTGGCAGCGAGTAGCGAAGGTCTACGACGGGATTATCATTGCGCCATATCAGTGGTCAAGACGTCTCGAGGGTGAAGCTTCGCAGTGGTATTACGCGTGGGACTGTGCCTCGGGGTGCGTGTGGAATCTGAAAGCGGTTCGGGTGAAACAGGAGATGATCATATGAGCAACTTTGCAGCCACAGTGCTATCCCGACTTCCAATAACAGATCCTCAAGATCTTGGCCTAATGCTCGAGCACGCCGCACGGCTCGGCGAAGAGGGCTGGACGTGCGACGAAGTGGTGTCATTACTCCGTAACACGGAAGAAGTGAATCCAGACCTCTCCGAAGAGATTGCTCTGCGACGGATGGCTACGATTCGTAGTAACGTGGAAAAGCGGCTTAAGCTTGAGAGGAAACGATGAACACCGTCCGCAAAGCCCTAGCACTAGTCGAACCTTACCTCGCCACTCAACGCTACTGGGCTAAGGTCATGACCATGAACGATCAGGCCTACTTCGAGGCTGGCCCAATCCACGACAACGGTCTCGAGGAATGCCCGACGTATAGCGGGATTGTGCGGGAGAATGGTGTGGTGGTGGAAAGTCATCGGAGGATCTAATGCCTTTCTTCAGTGCCACTCGAAGCTGGACAGTTCGAGAAGTCGTAGTCGTGGAGTGTGGCTCACCGTCAGAGGCTCGAGAGCTCATTGATGAGGAAGACGACGAAGTCATCCCGATTGCTGAAGTAGATGGTGATCCGGAGATCGTTCCTGGAACACTTCAGATAGCTAGTCCAGAGGAAGTAGCGATTTACAAGCGCAGAAAGAGATAGGTATAGATGGCCGGCAAATACGCCAAGATCGTCAAGACCCTCCCCAAGTTCAAGGGCAAGGACGCGCAAGCGCAGCGTATTGACGCTCTTGCTAAAGTTATTAGCGAGGATCCGGAGTTCATCCGCCATGCGTCGTCTCTCGCGGCCACCTACACGAAGCTGAGAGCGATGCGTAAGATCCTCGATCACGTGGAATCTTCTCTGGAGTTAAGGACCGAAGCTATCGAACAACTGGCTCTCGATCAGTTCGAGAACGAAGCCACCCTAGCCATTAAATTGGATGAAGGAGTGGTAATCTTCGAAGAAGCTTTGGGAGACCTAGCGGATGAGATCTTGGCTGTTAAGGCTCTCGACGTTCAGTTGAATTTGACGCCTACGGTCTACTATCAAGCGGAACCCCACGGAACTGTGGAAGACAAAGACAAGTTTAGGAAGTGGTGTATTGAAAATGGTCTAGGTGAACAGCTCCAGTTGTGGCCGTCCACCATGCAGTCGATCGTGAAACAAAGGTTGCTGGCTGCGGACACGTTGCCGGATGGGGTGACGGCGGCGAATAAACCCAAACTCACATTTTAAAGGAGAGAAGATGAAACTTCAATTCAAGGTCACGTTCAAACAGGGCACGAAGACGGTAGCGGAAGTAACTGGTCGCGAGGGACTCGGATCAACCTTGACGGTTGGAGACGTGGTCGAGCGTGTGATCGAGACAGAGCAGTTTCTCGAGAAGCTGACTGGGCTGAGGGTGCATATTGAGCAGGTGTTGTAATGAAGAACTTCGACGATCTCACCAACCAAGAATTAGTTGATCTCTCCGAGGCTGAGATCAACTACTACATCGACGCTGAGTGTGCCGAGCAGGGAATCAAACTGTTGCCTCCCGGTGGTCCTCCCATCAAGCCGAACAAGGGCACGACTGAAGATGACCTCGAGTTGTGGGAAATCGCCGGAGTCTATTTCCAAGATCGGGAGGACGCGAACCGGGTAGCTGCAGCTATGGCTGGTGCCCGGTCTCGAGTGAGCCTGAACTACATTTCAGGTCCGTCTTATCGGAAGAAGGCTGAACCTGCAACGGACTCCGTGAGTGGAGTCAACATGATTCGGGTGCTCAGCCAGGAGCGAGCATCCGCGTTGTCTGCACTGATCGACGATCAGGAACGATCATTGACCGAATACAACAAACGATCAACTGAATACGAGAAGATCGTCCGCGAGCGACGCAATGTCGTCAACTCTGTTCGTGAAAGGATCGAGAAAGCCGCGCAGAAGGTTCGACGCAGAGATGTATTGGGAGAACTTGCCGCTCGCTATCTGGAATTGGCAAACGGCGACAAGTTCGTGGCTGCGCGGTTCTTGCGAAAGGCGGAGCCGGACGTGGATGAGTATCTGACGGATCTGCCGAGGGATCGGGACAACGTCACAGAAGAGGAGCATGTATGAACACGCGTGAGTTAGCCAAGGCTCTCGGTGAAAAGAGCTACACGATTCGCGACCTGATTGAATCCGGCAAGATCCAAGCTGAGAAGATCCCGGACGCGGCTATGCCTCACGGCATCCGCTACGAAATCAGCTCATCAATCGAGGAAGCTCGAGAGGCGCTGACAGGAAGAATTCGTCGAGCACGTAAGGCGGGTGGGAAAGCTACGCTGAAAGCCCTGCCCGTAAACAAGGATCTCTTCTTGATCGAAGAAGCTGCCACGGCTGTTGGCGTAAGCAAGTCAACGATCTATAACTTCATCAAGGAGAAGAATCTCACATCACTCCGCAATGGTCGGAACCAGTACATCCCGAGGATTGCGGTCGAGCAGCTTCGAGAGCGATACACAAAGTCCGAACCTCAATCCGTCGTTGCACCGACGGTTCTTGCAAAGCCTGATCCACGTATCGACCGTCTCGAGAAGGAACTCTCAACGATCTTTGGTTTCATCACGCGATTTGCCGCTTCTTGCGGATACAAGGAGTAATGGTATTTAGGATTCGCTTCATCGCCGCCAACCCAGAGAGGGAGCTAGTCCAGCACTTCGCCGGATGCAAAGATGAAGCGGACGCGAAAGAGAAGCTGAGGAAGCTGTTCACAGTAGTCGTGGTGAAGCGAACAGAGCTGGTGTCTGAATAGGCCACACGCAGCTTACTTCCGAGAAGTGCCTTACAAACAAAGGATAGGTAAATGGCAAAAGAAGAACTGGTTCCGCAGGATCCGAACACTGCAATCGAACGACCGGACTGGATGGAAAAGACCTCGGGATCTTCGGACATTACCTCCGAAGATATTCGTCTTCCCCGTCTGGCCATTGCTCAAGGGCTTTCTCCGCAGATGATCCCCGACAAGTCGGAATTTATCGACGGTCTCCGCATGTTCGACATGTTCAACGACGTGACTGGAGAGATCTATGGGCGTGGACCGCTGAGGTTCGTGCCGGTCTACTGGCATGTGAAAAACATAGAATTCGAGAAGGACGATAAAGGTAAGAACACCGGCATCATCGTGGACGACAACGTTCAGAGTGGTGATCCTCGGACGAAGTGGTCGAAAGATGGAGACGTCAAGCGTCCTCCGCAGGCCACGCGCTACACCGAGATGGTGGTCTTCCTGCTGCGTCCGGATCTTGCCCCCGAGACGATTATCATCTCCATCAAGGAGACGAACCGCTACATGCGCCGCGCCGCGCAGATCATCAGCGGTGCCCTGGTGGAAGTGCCACGTCCCTACTACGGCGGTGTCTACAGTGTCAAGACCACGCCGGAGAAGTTCGACGAGGGAACGGCTGGTGTCTTCGTCTTCGGGATCCGACCGACTCTCTGGAATACCGACCGTGCCTTGTACGAGCGTGGAAAGGAACTTCAGGAGTCGCTGAAGGGGAAGACCATCGTGGTGAATCGGGATGTGGCCGGAGACGAAGAGGGAGATACGAACTTCGATACTTCAGCAATGTAAGTTCAATTCTCCACCGACTCGAAGAGGTTAGACTCTTCGAGTCGGTGGAGAACTAACATTCGGATCTGCGGCCACAGATCTGGCTGGAAATTCGCAGGACTTGACATTCTGCCGGGAATCAGCCATGATTCCCGGCAGACCAAGCTACACGGAACTTCGGAGATGGGTCTGACGTCGAAGGTAGCTGGAGGAAAGCTACAATGGTTGCAGAGAAACTGCTAGACAAACTCGCCAAACTTCGCAGGCATGCGGATTCTGCTAAGGAAATCGGCAACGAGGCAGAAGCTCAGGCATTCGCCAGCATGTTCCAACGGCTGGTGATGGAACACAAGATCAATGTCTCCGACATTGACTTTGAGGAGCAAGAAGTTGAAGAACCGGTCGGTAAGCACTACATCAACTATAAGCAGTATGAGATCCCGCTGAAGCGCAAGCGGATCGACTGGATCGAGTCGCTGGCTGGTGTCGTTGCACAAGCGCATTTCTGTAGGATTTTGGTGACGCTCGGATCCTCGAGGATCACCCTCGTGGGGCGGAAAAGCGATTGCGAGGTCGCTGAATACGTGCTGGTGACATTGCAGCGAGCCGCTGAGAAGATGGCAAAAAAGGCATACTACAAGTACTGGTTCGAGCTGTTCGAAGTCTGCCGCAAGTGTGGAGGACAGAAGGCTACCCACCGTAACGACTACTGCGGGTTCGAGTCGAGCACCTACAAGGCAGCAGGGTTCAAGGCTTCGTGGCTAGAGGCTTTCGTTCTACGTCTCTCTCAGCGCTACCGCGAACAGAAGCAAGGCTACACCGGTGACTCCGTCGCACTGGTTCGCGTCAACAAGGCGGAGAAAGCCGTCGTGGATTGGATGGAGGAGACCTTCGGAGACAAGAAAAGCAAAGCTAGCGCGCTGTCGGGCAACCGCCGCTGGAACAACGAAGGTAGCAAGCAGGGCCGAGCAGCGGCTGATGCGCTAGATCTGGGCAACCCGAAGGCGGTGAAGACCACGGAGCGGAAGCAGGTTGCCGGGTAGGGTCATCTGGCTGGCCAGGATGGGCCAGAAACCACGATCCCGAGGGTAGCTCTGCTCCCCATTGGGTCAGGTTTCCGGCCCGTCCTGGGGCATCCTTGGGCTTTTCCTTTGTTTGGTACGAGTTATGAGCCTTCGAAAATGCGACCTCTGTAGTGAGTTAGTCAAAACCCCTCCGGGAGAAGTGATCGCAGAGCACGACTGCCCCCACGGCGAACGTTGTGACTATCGGCCCTACACCTACGGCATACGGTGCAAACATTGCCACAAGCGACACCGTATGCGGAAAGAATGGAATGCTCGGAATCGGGCAGCTCGGAAAGTTTCTGCTTGACATTCAGCTCAGACTCAGGCAAGGTTTTCGCCATGCCATATCGCACTCGCAATGGTCGGCGCATCAAGCTGGTTCCCTCAGCCACGAACGGTATTCAATACCTCGTGAAGCTCGAAGGAACCCGTGCTACGTTCGAGTGTAAGGCTGGACACCGAACGTCACACGACTACGGCAAAGGTCCAGCCACCAAGCAAGTGCCGGAAGCGTTTCTGCGCAAGATGGCACCGTATTGGGGTTTAGGCATACAGTCGAATGGTGTTCGTGGACACGTCTACGGATGGTGTCAGAAGTGCCAGGATGAGACGGACAAGCCATGAATCTCATTCAGATTATCAGCGGCGGTCAAACAGGCGGAGACCAAGGCGGTCTCGAAGCTGGGAGAGAACTTGGCATTAAGACAGGCGGCTGGATGCCGAAAGGGTGGCTTACGGAAGCTGGTCCCCGTCCAGAGTTTGCTAGTCTGTATGGAATGCTGGAGCACAAGAGCGCGAAGTATCCGCCGAGGACGGCAGCAAACGTTCGTGACTCAGACGGAACTATCTGGTTCGGAAACACGTCAAGTTTCGGGTATCTGTGCACGAAGAAGGCTTGTGAGAAATACAGAAAGCCGTTCGTGACAATCGCACTGCCGCAGCAACTTCGAGAATTTCTCAAGATGTGGGACGTTCGAGTGTTGAATGTCGCAGGCAACTGCGAAAGCAAGAACCGAGGGATTCAATGGACGACACGAGAAACGATACTACAGGCATTGCGCTAGAAGTAGAGAGAAACCTTGAGATCCTCGGCTTTGCCTTCGACGACTGTTCGCAGGAAGCAGAGATGGCTCAGACTTGGGTTCTCGCTACGCTGGATGACGACGAAGAGTGGTTCGAGAAGCGGTCGATGGAAACCATACGAGCGGCGTATGCTAGCTGGCGGAGATCTGTATGAACCTCGAGACTGAAGTTCAACATTATTTTCATATACAGCTTCCAACTACAGAATCTGTGCTGAAGTCTGCTTTTCGTCGAGCATCGCGAGAACTTCACCCAGATTTGGGCGGTGATGCCGAGCAGTTTAAACAGATGAAATCTATCTATGATGCCGTTCTGAAAGCATCTCTCGTGATGGCGGATGATGGCGCTACGATTATCGACTCTATTCTTCGGATTGTAGACGGAACACCACTGACCGATTTGGGATTGGGGCTTGGAGCTAATACCAACGGTCGAGATTGCGAGCAGTGCTATCGACGAGGATGGCACAAGCATGAAGAACGGAAGTCCGCTAGCTGCAAGGTCTGTGATGGAGTCGGAATCACTTTCTTCTGCTTCGCTTGTCAAGGTAGTGGGAAATTCAAGCTTCGTAGCGGTCGGATAGTTGAGTGCAGAGGTTGTCGTGGCGCAGGGGTTCGCACTCCTAATCCTGATGTTTACGTTCGACCGTGGTTTGGATGGACTATTCCTCCACGCAATGCAAGGATTTGTAATAATTGCCTCGGAACGGGCAAGAGCTTCACTCAGGAAGTTCATAAAACATGGTATTCACGTTGCGGTAACTGCAATGGAACTGGTGAAATCAAGATTTACAATCCGGTTATTCTAAAGGCTGCAATGAGTCAGGCTGAACGAAAGCGCAGGAAGGTGTCATGAGCTTCATCTCCCCCATGCTAGCCTCTCCCATGCCTCCCGATCTGAAGCTTCCCTTCGATCACTACGTGGCCGAACAAAAGCTCGACGGGCATAGGCTCATCGTCCGCGTAGGTGGCGGAGGCATCCAGAACGATCTCTTCCTCACCGGCTCCCCCGTGAGAGCCTGGAGCCGTGACGGTATCTCGAGAGTTCTCCCTCGTCATATCGTGGATTCGCTGGCTCAGTTCCCGGTCTGCGTCCTAGACGGTGAGCTGCTGGTACCGGGGAAGCGTAGCTACGGAGTGACCGAACTCTCCAATGCGGGGGATTTGAAGTTCGTGGCTTTCGACATTCTCGAGATGTTGGGACAGACCACGTGTGACGTGGCCTATATTCATCGGAGGAAGTTCCTCGAGACGATGTTCTTCGACAAGAACTTGAAAGATCTTCCCGGAATCGGGCTGTCCTGGTCTAAGCCCGTCTCGAGTCTCGAAGAAGTTCGAAGCTTTTGCTCGGAAGTCTGGGCTCAGGATGGAGAGGGTCTGATTCTGAAAGAGAAGAATAGCTTCTATTACCCAGGAAAAAGACCCAAGAACGTGTGGATCAAGATCAAGCAGCTTCAGTCGGCAGTCCTCATGATCACCGGCTACGAGTATGGATTGTTAGGTCCGTATGCTAAGGTGAAGCTGGTTGACAAGGATGGAAATACGATTGCGGTGAAGGTTCGAAATACGGAGCTGAGAAATCGAATCACAGCGAATCCTAACAGCTTTCTGGGGAAAGCCTTGAGAATCGAATTTCAAGAGAGAACTCCTGATTCGAGTTATAGGCATCCGAGGTGGGATTCATTAGTTGAAGACAATGAATAAGCAATACTATATTTATATCTTCAAAGATGAGAACGGTGTGCCTTTCTATATAGGGAAAGGCCACGGTAAGAGATACCTTATGCATTTATTAGGTAAAGGAAATCTCTATGTTCTCAATGTAATTGAACAAATCGAAGCTGCTGGTAAAGATTTCGATATAGCCATAGAATATGTTGATTCTGAGCAACGAGCCTTCGAGCGGGAAATAGAACTAATCAGATTACACGGCCGCCGAGATATAGGCACCGGGACACTATGTAACCATACTGATGGTGGAGAAGGTGCGTCTGGCAGAATACTATCCAAGGAAACTATCGAAAGAATTCGTAGAGCATTAACCGGGAAACGCTTATCAGAGCAGCATGTAGAATCTCTACGTCGATCCCATCAAGGACATACACCATCAGAAGCTAATAGACGCGCTGTCAGTGCCGCAGTTAAGGGCAAGTCGCTTTCACCTGAACAAGTTGAACGTTTACGTAATCAGGGCTACAATGCCGGTAGACTTGGTCAGCAAAATACTACAGAACACAACGCTAAGGTCTCAATAGCTTTGACAGGAAGGAAGCTATCTGAAGAGCATCGATCAGCCCTCCGAGCTGGATGGATCAAGCGTAAAGCTAACCAGACAGTAAAGGAGTCAGAATAATGCAGTTCTCGAGCAAGATCCAACGCCACGGAATTCTTTACTTCGATCAGTGGAAAGGTGAGGTCAAGAACGAAGACATGTTCTTTGGTGCTTCCGTGTCCTTCATTCTCAGCCAGGACAACGCTCCGATCACAAAAAGACTCATAGAGCCAGCATTAGGAATTCTTGATGCTGCTAGTGATCCAGAGCACGTAATCATCGACACGAGAGTCCACATGCTCATGCCAGGGTGGTATCCCTGCATTCCCGGCTGGCACCACGACGACGTTGCCAGAACCCGGAGTGACGGTCAGCCTAACTACGCTGAGCAACCTTACCTTCCTCGCCATGTTCTTTTCGTCTTAAATGCGGACGTAGCTCCAACGGAGTTTGCCATTGGCGAACACGAGCTGCCCGATGTTCCGTTGGGCCAGAAGGTTTACCAGACGTGGCACCCGATTGTAGAGCAGCAGATCCAGGACGGCAAGTTGGAAAGAGTCGCGGTTCGAGACAGCGAGATGGTGAGCTTCGATTGGCAGACCATGCACCGTGGAACGGCAGCGGTCTCGAGTGGCTGGCGCTACTTCTTTCGAGCATCCATTCGATCACCGAGGCACCGGAACGAGATCCGAAGACAAGTTCAGATCTATGTGCCGGGAGATGTTAATAAAGGCTGGTAATCAAAAATGTTTACAAGAATTCGAGAGTGGTGGCACCGTCTTAAGTGGGGTATTAGACCCTCTCGAGCTAACCGTCTGTTCGATGAGAATTGGTGATGACCAAGATCTGCCGCCGCTGTCGCTACACCCAACAGAAACCCAGTTGGGTTTGCCGATCTTGCAAGTCACTCTGCTGTGAGCATCTCTGCACGTTGAAGATTCATAACGTCAAGACCGGCGAGAAGACGGCGTCGTGCTGTAAGACGCACTGAAGGAGGCTTGTGATGGAAAACGAAGATCCGACGCGTTGTCCCGAGGCTCAGACTAGTCCTTTAACTACGTTCGTCATTCGGCAGTGCGTGCGAGATGCCGGACACCCTGGTCCGTGCGAGTGGGGACCGTGGAGAGCTAGGTGAGAAATCTATTTCTGAACTGGTTCGACTCCCACGATACCCGCGTTGCAGGGTGGGCTGTCTTCCTCGGAGTGGCGTGGTTGGTGATGGAGTGGGTGTCATGACTAAAGAAGTCAAGCTCGTAGAAATTCGCGACTCTATGACGTTCGTTCCTGCAATGGCCATCCAAGTTTCCGGTGAGGATGGCTATCTGATGCGCCGTGCTGGCTTTGGTAATGCAATGGTCTATCTTGTGCTGTTAGCGACTGAGAAAGCCCGCTACGATCCCTTCAATTGGGATACCCGCACGATATCAGTTGTTCATCAATGGATCGAAGCCCATTGGGACACTGTCAAGGACGGCGACGTGGTTGACGTGCAGTTCATCCTCGGGGAAACACAGGAACCGAAGGTGAGCGAGCAGGTATCTCTCGTGACGAATCCGGAGACGTGGTAATGGATAATTGGCCCCTAGTCGCCCCAAACGACGACGGCATCCGTCCTGCCGGTCCTCGAGACGCCTGCTTCTACTGCCGGCAGAAGGTTGGGCAACCACACAAGCCTGACTGTGTTCACCGTGACGAAGATCGTGCGGCTTCGATACATCTTCGAAGTAGATGTTGAAATGCCACATGACTGGGATCAACACGATATCGAGATGCACCGGAACGAAGGCTCATGGTGCGCTGACAACGCGGTCGATGATCTTGAGGCTCAGAAGGACTCCTGTCTGTGTAATCGATTTAGGTGTGAGTTTGTTCGAGTGCTTGATAATACGCCGCAGAGAAAGCTGAAAGATCAAACAACTACGGCAACGGATGAAGAAATGCGAAACATTCTGGGAGAATCATATGGCCGAAGAAACTAAGACAGAAGTCCCGAAAGTCACCAAGCCATCCCCCCGAGAGATTGCCCTCGAGAGCGCCCTGAAGGACGCTATGGCAATGATCGAAGATCTCACAGTTCGTCTTCAGCGCATGGGTATCCAGGTGCGTGGGACGGCGGAGTGGGTGGAGGCAGTGAAGAAGTTGGTAAGTAATGCTTAAACAAGTTGGTAAGTAATGCTTAAACAAGGTGGCTACGAAGGTCATCTCACTGTTGACGCAACTTACGCCACCGAAGTACGGAAGCTCGAGAGCCACGACGTCATCTTTAGTCAAATCTCTGGGTGCCCGATTCTCGGGCAAGGTGAGTACTGCTATCTGACTGTGTATTCCGAACACATGGAGAATGCTATTGGGTGGTTGTCTTCGCTAAGCCGTAAACTAAACGAACTAAACGTGCCGGTTCTTCGCTCTAAGGTTGAACATATTATCTACGATACGAAGACGGGTGTGGGAATTACCGAGGTGTCAAGTGGAAGTTAAAGACTGGGCTCTCGAAGCAGCCGAAGAGATCTCACAGTTCGAGTGGGATGTATCAAAAGCTGAAGACATTCGTGAGATCATCGAGCGGCATTGTCCCTTCAAAAAGAACATCGCCTACACAGAAGCCAGAGAGCCTCCCCTACTCCAGTGCTCCGACTGTCACAACACCGAGAGCTGCGCCGGGGCAATGGCGCGGCAGTGGAACCACGGACGGTGTATGCACTGTGGTGGGTTCTTTAAGGTGGTGAGAGCGTGAGCATCATCCGCTTCCCATATGAGCGCCGATACAAGCGTCACGGCATTCTCGTAGACTGCCGTTGGTTTCTGCTACGGTTCTACCCGCCGATACTTCCAGCGTGGACGTTCTGGAGAAAGGCATGAACACAATATTCGAACGTCTCGAGGAAGCAAGGCGATCGGTTAATAGCGGAATCGAATTAGCTGCTATTACTCTAAAGGGTTCTGTTGAATTCCGAGATGCCGTCGAAGAACTTCTCGTTGGGACTCCGTATGAGAAACCTTCAAATGATAGACAAGACTTTGATGGTTTGTATGGGCGGTTGAGAAATGCGCTGAAGGAGAAACGATGACCCTCGGCGAAGCCTACCCTCTCGAGATAGAACGTGTGACAGAACTACTGGCTGATTATGTAGTTCTTGGCCCGACGGGTGCATTCGGAGCAATCATGATCAAAGATGTGCTCAAACGAGCGACTCACGCTCTTGCAGCTCAAGATCTCGCAGCAATGGTTGTTATGTTTCAAGAACTGAAAGGATGCCAATGAAAATCGAAGAAAAGAAGTATACCTGCCGCCGCTGTGGTCGAATCAAGAAATCGGAGTCAGACTTTGGTGGACAGGATGGCCGATGACTTTATCAACCTAGAGGTGCATCCGGACACCGGGAGGATGCAGACGAGGCTGACCGCCACTATTAGTGATACCTCACTCTTAGAAGGTGGTAAAGCCCTCGCGATTGACATCATAAGACGGATGGTCTACGAGCTAATCACCGCGCATCGTAAGGAGCTAAGTGATATGGTTCGCAGAGAACTCAGCTCTGACGAAACCAAAGAGTACGTGAAGCAAAAGACCCGCGAGATGATCGATCAATACATCCAAGCGGAGGTCCAAGAAATTTTTCAACGGAGCCGGTTGTGACTAATTCGATTACTTCTCGCATCCTCGCCTTCGTCGCAGATCACCCAGGTTGCACCGCATGGCGGATCTCAAGAAGTCTCGGAGAGTCTTCAGCTACGGTTTCATCAACGTTGCACTTGAAGACTCGTAAAGGTATCTTGACACGAAAACATGATATCTTTGGAGCGTGGATCTACTTTCCCAAGGAGAAGTGAATGGCTTATCCCGATATGAATCGTTGTCCCCAAACTGTCGAAGAATTCCAAGACTACTTCTACACCCTGATCGGTCAGACCTACGGAGACCCCGCCATCAACTGGGAACAGGTGATGCTTCGAGCCTACCCTTGGAAGGGTCAGATGCTCACGATCCCCCGAGGTGTTGGCCCTGGTATCCAGCAGCAGCCTGGAGCGCCGTTCTTCGGCCTGACGCAAAATCTTGATTCGAGTGGCCATCCACAGGCTCGATGCTGGCTCCCGGCGTCCGAGCCTGACGGCAACAACTACTACACGCACTGTCGGCAGTACTTGGACAATGCTCCCTCGGGAAGTGGCCTTGTCTGGTCCTTCTATTACTTCACAGGGAATGATTACACGCCGCTCGAGCCAGCCGGTGGAAACATCGAGCCTGGACCAGAACCGCCAGAGCCAACTAAGCCAACAGATCTTGAGATGCTCCAACAGAGGGTTGCAGACCTCGAGATCAAGATGGCGGAGTTGTATCCCGTTGCTATTAGAAATGGGGAGCCTGCCGTGCTCAGTACTGAAGACGAACGTCATTATCTAAACCCAGTGAATGGGGGTGGTGGTAATGTGTATGCAAATGCAACTGAGCAAGACGCGCCGAATACTCGTATGAGGATTTGGAGAAAGCCGGAGAAAGGGTAATGGAAAAATGCACTATGCTAGACTCTGAGCGAGCGATACTCGAGAAGCTCCATGTAGATACCGAAGATCCGCTTCTCAGCATCGCTATCTCGCTTGTCCTACGTGGTGCATCTCTCCCAGCGCCGGTTGTGCAGTGCATTTTGAACGGATGCGCCGCGTTGCTTGACGCGCATGATGCGGCGAAGAGAGTATTGAGGAGAAAATAAGATGAGCGATCAGGATCAGGCGTCTTCACAGGGACCTGCCGAATCGCCGTCGTTGCGTGAGCGGCTATTGGAGGAAGCGGATTATTGGGCCATCGATGCGCTGGAGCCGAGTCTTGTTCACCTTCTACGCGAAGCTGCGGCGGCAAATCAGACCGGGCAAATCCAGATTCCTCAACCATCAGTCGTAGTCCCCCCGTCCCCTCCGCAGGAGGCGCGAGAGACAGAGATCCGCGAGCGTCTTGAAGCCTCTGAGCGCGAGGTGGGCGAAGACGAATCAGTGAGGCGATGCCGCTACGACCACGGCGGCGGAAGGATGTTCCGCGAGGCTCCAGCGCCACTCGGCGGCGGGCGCAATCTCATCCTCGACGTCTACGACGAAGGCTGCAGGGAGTTCTTCTTCGCCGCCCGAGCCGACGTCCGTTACCTCCTTGCCGCCCTCGATCAAGTCAGGAAGGAACGAGACGAGCTGATGGTTGATCGCGAGCGGCTAGATCGACAAGTGATCCTCGCTGTCGATGATTACAACGAGATGAAGGCGCGATCCGAGACAGCCGAACGGGAACGGGAGGAGGCGAGAGCCAACGAAAAAGAATTAAGTGCCGCATACCTACGTATACGACAACTTGTTGGCGCGTGGGATACGAACCACGGCGGTGAAAATCGTTTCGAAGTCACCGAAAAGAAGATTCGTGATCTTATTTCTCAACTTCCCCCGTCACCGTAGAACTCGGAATCTTCCCATGCGTCACAAGATGCTGGAGCAGACGTTTCGTGAATGACACAGTCGAGAAGTTTGCCGTATTCATTTGCTTAAGAAATGCCTCAGCTCCATCTGGATTAACAGCTTGTCCACCTGCCGGATTCGGAATCGAGGATGGACCATGATGTTCGTCCGTGTAGGTCTTCCCGAGGTTGTCACGATACGTGATGGTAAAGCGCCAATCAGGATATCGCTCCTGACTGAAGCCGACGATCTCGTAGGACGAGATGACGGCGGGGACGGGTTTGTCGGGGACTGCGATTTCCTGAGTTGAAACCCAGTCGGTTTCGATACGACCGAAAGCCCTCGCGATACCTTTGTCAGTGATCGGCGATACGACAATCGAGCGAGCTGAGATTGGGACGAGGACAAGCCCACCCTCGAGAGTTCGCGTATCAGCGTCTATGGCTCCAGCGGTAATGGTGCCTAATGACGAATCAATCGCATATGGTAGATCCTGTGGCGTTTGCCTAGGAGTCATCACGAACAGCAAGGTCAAAAGAAATCTCTTCATCGAATCTCCTCAATCACCCACGAAAACGGCGTCACGTTGTTGTCCGGATCCACCCGATGCACCACAACATCTCTCCCGAGCGGCCTGTACTCACCCTCGAACGTCATCCCGCTTGCAATCGAACATGATCCAATGATCGTGTGTGCAGCCATACGGGATGCGATGTAAACTGCGAAGTCATGGCACGAGTTGGCTTGTGCACGTCCGGTGATCCGGACCAGAGAGACCTCGGGGGGCAGTAGAAATTCAGCGGCTCCAACACCTTCCCTCCGGAAGATCGTGGGTTCTGGGGCAGCAGGTAGACCCGCAGAGGGAGCGATTGGGGATCCGCCGCACCCACCCAAGGCTAGTATTCCGACAAGAAAGATGGATCTCATGTTTCTTCTCCTCGCTGCCATTTTAGGCCACCACCGAGATTTTGTAAAGCAATTTCTACTGCCGTCGAGTCAACTCTCTTAGCTCGTTCCTCAGTGCTTCGATTTCCGCTCGGAGATCGTTGATCATCTGTAGGAGGACCGGAGCACTGCCGTCGCAGGTCGTACCGTCGTCGTAGTAGTCGCCGTCGTCGTCGTGGCAGACGAATCGCCCGCTTCCGAAGCCGTCCATCGTAAGGTCGCGGATACCCGATCCGGTCTCAAAGTTCAATGCCGCTCGCAGGACGCCGCCGGACACGTTGACCTGTCCTCCGCCACCAACCTGCATGAAGACGTCACCACTATTGACAAATAGCGACCCTCCAGCATCATGAATAGTAGAACCACCGCTCCACTTAACTTGGTTCGCGCCACTCGCTCCAGATGCGAGCGTCATACCAGACCCGTCTAAGGTGAGAGTTCCGGCGAATGTCGCCGTCACACCACTAATAGCTCCCGCCGTAATCGTTCCGAGGTTCGCTGAGATAGCGTCCAGCGTGCTAACCGTCAGCTTATCAGCCGTAATCGTTCCGGCAACAATTTTCGCTGCCGTCACGCTGTTCGCAGCCAGCTCAGATGTTGTGATTGCGTCCGCCGCGATTGTCCGCGCATTGATCGCATCCGTCTCAATCAACCCACCATTGATAGAAGTCGTTCCCGCCGGTCCCCACTCAGACAACCCCGTCTGCCCCGAGGACGCCTCTCCGAAGTAGGTTCGAACGAAGAACATGAACGGATTCGCAATACCACCAGCATACTGCGTCTGCATATAGGCGACAGCGTAGTAAGCAAGCGCAGGTGCCGTTCCCACAACACCACTCCGACACCAATCGTCTAGTTCGACTCCACCAGCAAAAGCTGTGGTGCAGGAATTACCATCAGAAGTACTGATCAAGACATCGGAAGAGTTATACCACAAGATCATGGCTCGAACGAATGTCGCTCCATGATTCCCCATATACGCGCTAGCTTCATACTTCAACCCAGGCGTCACAGGGAACTTCTGTCCGGTAAGGCGAGCGGCACTGACCTTTCCGACCGCTGGTGTCCCAGTAACCGTAAGATAGCAGGCATTGGACTCGTCGAGCAACCGCCACGGAGTAAAGGAAGGTCCGGCCAAAGTGGTCGTGAGTCCGGCATCAGACTCAGCTCCCCAATCATCCGCACTAACTCGACACTCGCTATTCCGGATGAGGTTACGGCCAGTACCGACTGTGACTTTACCATTGAACGTGGCGTTGCCACTCGTGTCAATCGTAGCCTTAGCTACATTATCGCCACCGTAGATAATAACTCCATTCGTTGGATCTATCGTAATACGAGCCCCGGCTGCTGCCCCAAAGCACGCTCCGTGTAAGTCAGTAGCATAGCCACAGTAACCATTCAGATTTCCGAGAACTCCTCGAACCGTTTGAGTGTTGTAGGCCGATCCCTGCTCAACGAACTGGATGCGTGGCTTCCCGTCATAAGCAAGCAGATCAATACGCCCGGTGCCCGTCGTCCCGAGCACGAGAAAGGGTACTCCCTGTGCCCAATTCTTCGCACCCAGACCAGATAAGTTCCTCGTGACGTTGTAGGTAGTCCCCGAGACATTGCTTCCGACCTGCATGAACTCCGCAGTGATCGACCCTGCTGTGTCGTGTCCGCGTATCAGTATGAAATGACCATTAGTCATCGTCGTACCGAAGTTCACAGTTGTAGCACCGGACGAGACAGCAGCAGCCAAGCTACCTGCATTGAATCCTATGGTGGAATAACCACCCATCAAGGTTTGTGTATTTAGAGCAAAGAGAATCGCATTCAGTTGCGCAAGATAACCTTGATTCCAGAGCAGGTTCGGACTACCAAAGTCGTAGGTGTCGGTCGTTAGTGGAACAAGATGAGACCCAACCGTGACATTACCACCGGTATCCGTAATCGTCGAATTCCCGAGGGCCGTCGTCCCTGTCCATTTCGTGACCGTATTTGCAGTGCCACTACCCGTAAGGCTCGAAGCGGACCACCCGGTATTCCCACTTCCCGAGGTCTTTGTGTAGATTATTCCCGTATCCGTCCGCCACCACGTATCACAAACGTTTCCCGTGATGACTCCCTCGGGAGAGCCAGAGCCAGAGCGGAGAACACAGGGGCCGGTGTTGAAGGTGAAGCGATCGGCGCGGACGGTCTGAGCTTGAACGAATGATGGGAAAAAGAGCAAAAGAAAAAGCAATTTCTTCATACAAAGTGTCCTGTTCCAGCTACGTCTACGTTAGCCGTTCCCGGAAGAACCTGAAGTTGATAAACCTTCGAACCAGCCGCTAAAGTCACGGCAAAGGAATCCGAAGTCCAAGATGAAGAAGATTTCAAGGTTCCGGTTCCTGCTACTGTGCTGTCTGTGATGTTGTAGAGTCGAGCCGTGACATTTCCTGAAGCCGCCCTGACCCGAGCGTAGACGGTCCCGGTGGTAGTTCCTCGAACTGCGGTATCAATCGTCACTTGCACTGCATCTGCCGCGACCCACGTAGGTGTCGGAGACTGAACATAGAGAGATTCATTTCCACCCAAGAAGAACGATTGCCGAATAGATGGATTGGTTACAACCGTAGGAGTCCCACCAGCCGCCGACCCACCACTCTGTCCCCACATTTTGTAGGTCTCCATCCAACTCTCGGACAACGCGCCTGTTCCACCAAATGCCGTGATCTCGTAGGTCAACTGGGTTTCCATCTCATCATGAGTACGAACGGAGATGATGATATGCGAGCCGCTGATCCCATGCTTCGGTAGGGTGATGGTCTGGGTCATTCCAGGCCGAGCGCCTGCGGTCGGGATGGAATAGACGACTTCCTTGTAGGACACAAGAGACTGAACGAGGAGAGCATCAGCTATCGCTGTTGCAATGACATGGTCAAAGATGTCCGGGTAGTCAAATTTTCGTTCCACCCGAGCAGACAAAGCCGCTCCGCTGTCCACTCGAACTTTCGACGGAAAAGCCGCGAGATACGGAAGATTGATTGGGCCAGCAGCCGGTGCTCCGGTACTTCGAGTGATGACTCCAGGGTCTGTGGTATTCGGATCAAAAATCCAGGTAGCCCCGGATCCAGTCGGTCCTATAGTTTCGTTCGTTCCCCCACTGATCACTCCAGCAGTCACCGTCCCACCAACGTTAATGGCTCCACCGTGTTCGATCAAGTTGTAATGTAAATCAAAAGCAGTGGCTACTCCGTCTGCTGTCATAATATCAACGACCGCTTGCTGGCCGGTCCCGAACATCACAATCACGTGATTAGCAAAATCTGTGCGTGACGGTCTTACAACAACGTCTCCAATGATCGGTGAAGTCGCGGTGATATTGAAAGGTGCAGCGTGGCCGCTCTCGAGAACACCGAAAGCCCTCAAGACCTTGTTGTAATCGATCTCCCAAATCCACGCCTGAGCAGTTCCAATACCACTCGCGATCTTCATGATGTTGTTCAAAACTTCTGAGAAGAGAACAACATCCCAAACTTGCGTAGGAATCGTGGGTCCGTCGATCTGAGCCCCATCGAGAGTCACCCCATATGGAGTAACATAATCGTCAAGAGCTTGGAGAAAGGATTTCACGGTCCCCGAGGCAAGCCCCGCCACCACAAAGCGTCTATCGGCGAACGAATTAAAGTCCGCGACATTGATGTTAAATTCTAGCCCATTTCCAGCAGATTCTCCGCCAATTCCCGTTTCATCAAACTCCTCAACAATTCCTCCGAAGATACGAGTACCGCTCAGCGTGACAATAACTTCCTCGTCTTTGGCTGGCCGAAAGGAACCGTCAAGAGACTGAACGATAAGGGAGAGAGACCCTCGAGCATTCGTTTGTTCAAGAAGGGAGAGAGACCCTGTGAGATACGTTCGAGTTGTCCCGTTGATGGTTAGAGCAATCGTGTTCATTAGCGGATACCAAGCCGCTTCACTGCGCCCGGAATCTCCGGTACGACAATCTCCGCAACCTTACGCCCATTAAGTTCAAAGATAGCCGTTCCACCACCGCCACCCCGAGGGATGACCCTCTCCCCCGGTGTTAGCATCGCCGGAACTGTGTCAGAGCCGCGTGGTCTAAAATTAACTACCGTCCCGCCTTTAGCATAGTAAGATGGTTCTTCAACACCACGAGAACTAAGATCCGGACTATCGATTTGTGTTTGGATGTGAACCTTACGCTTATTGAGATTATCGATAGCTCCACCTACTCCATTCAGCAAAGCGTCGGTGAGTTCGTGGATAGCATCCGTGACTTCCCCGAAGCCCTGCGTCATGGTCTTGGCCCACGTCACATCCTCAAGATCCTCGAACTGATTTCCGTTTTCATCCACAAGCTTCCCCATCTTCATCAGATCCTCGAGGGTCTGCTTCATGGAGATGGGAATCTCAGTGTTAGTCTTAAGTGCCTGCTGGAGCAGCTCGCTATACTGGCCGGACTGTCTCGAAAGTATCTCCTCGTAGTTGATGCCTGCGCCCTTCAGGAGATTTGTCTTCTCGAGAAGCTGATCGAAGAGATCACCGAGCGCCGCATTCCGATATTCCTGCGCGGTGTCCATCCACGTGAAGCCATACTCCTGCATGGCTCCGTTTAGCTTGTCGGTCTTGTTTTTCACTTCGTCAAGAATTTGACTCAGAAATTCCGGATCTTTCGAGTCAAAGGCTCCTTGGATGTTGATCCCAACCATCCGAGCATTCGTAGCGAGACGTTGCATGCTGCCAGCGGCTTTGATAGACTCTCTGGTCAGAGTCCGCATATCCTCGGCAGCTTTCTTGGTTCGCTTCTCGTAATCAGTATCCCCAAATCCAAACAACTTCCCAAAGATCCCAACAGCCGCCGTAGCACCAGCAATCAGCGCTCCAACCCAATCACCCTTGGCAAGATTCTCCATAATGGCTTGACCGGCTCGGGCAGCCATCGCACCGATCTCGGCGAACTTACCAGGAATAGAGTCTAAGATGTCCCCGATATTTCCCAAAGAATCATAGACTTTATCTGATGTTGTTCTAATTCCTTCAAATACTTTTTCCGGTTTTTCGAACTTAAAGACTTTCCACTCCTTGACCATTGTTTTGATTCCATCAGTCGTCTTTACGTTCGCAGCCGCCCAATCATACGTTCGAGCAGATACTTCCGTGAATGGATCAAGCATGTCCTCGATACCAGGAGGAATTGTCTCGACATGGTCACTAAACGCCTTCAGTGACTTCTGGACCGGTTCGAGTGAGTAAAGACCAGCAGCTTTTAGGCTTCCGAACTTGTGTTGAATTTCGTCTAGAGCCTTTCCAAGCCTTCCGCGTAGTTCAGTATCAGCCAGCGTCTTGGCCACAAGTCCCGGCTGCTTCAGGGCTTCTACCCAGGTCTTCATGTCCTTAACAACTTCAGCGCCGGAGATCTGATCTCTCAGCTTCTTAACGGACTGAGCAAATTCGTCGTTGGTCTTTACAAAATCTTTAACTGCTCCCCCATATCCCTGCGCCAAGTTCAGCATCTCGTCACGCTGTCTGGCTGCTGCTGCGCCACCAGAGATGTAACCGGGAGATATCTGCGGAGTGCCTTGAGCGGCTTGTGCTTCGGAAAGACCTTTTAGTTCGGTGGTTAATCCAAGCATTCTCCGAAGCCAATTGTCATCGTCTTTCCGCGTAAGGATCTCCCACCAAGACTCACTAGATTTTGCAGCCGCATCAATAGCCCCCGCAACCTTCCAAATCCCAATTCCCAATCCAACGAAAGCTGCCGTAGCTAGAGCAGGAATGGAAACCAACGATGCAGCTAACCCCGCAATGGAAGACCCGAGACCACTCACGAGAGCTGAGATACCACCGATCTGAACTGTCAACACAGAGACAGCCGCGAATGTTTTCAAAGCATTTGCGGTTTTAATGATTGCATTACCAAACCCAGACCAGATCGTCGCCGCACTCGCGACGTTCGTGAGAATGTCTGCTCCAGTGATTGTCTCGACGGCAAGTTGCGTGCCCTTAATAGCGAGCGTGGCACCACCAGCAGCTATAGTCATCCGCTTGAACCATTCGGGGGCATCATCCCAAGATTTTCGAATAGACTTCCAGACCTCGTAGATCCAATTCGCAATATCAGAGACTGCCTTGATGATAATCGGTCCGTAGTAAGCAACGCCTTTAGCAAAGCGGTCAATCCAACTTACGATTACTTCAATCGCGCTTTGCCCTGCTCCGCCGAAGTTATCTACCAGCGCCTTACCGATCTTATTGACTGCGTCTGTCACTGCTGAAGAGGAAGCAACGCGTCGAGCAAGCTCGTCTCCCCAGTTCTTGATCTTCGTAACCGCGAACTCCATCTGCTCGCCAAAGTCTCGCTGCTGCGCGCCTGCTTCTTTGACTTTTCGGTTCAGAGCATTAAGAATCGCATTCTGTCTTGCTGCAGTTCGTCCTGCCTCATTCAATTGCGAAACTTCAACTCCAAGGGTTTTTGCCAATTCCTTGGTAGCCTTCTCGAGATCGATCTTTCCGATCCGCATCTCGAGGGATCTCGTTCTACCGGTCAACATCGCCTGACTTACAAGATCCAGCATGTCCTTCGTCGGGCCTAAACCTTGGTTCTGCAAGATAAAGGCTGCTCGACTCAGATCTCCAAACTGCCCAGAAGTCAGCTTGACGTCTCCGGCTAGAAGCTTGGAAGCCGTCTTCATCAGATCAAAGTCCGTCACTGTCCCGAGAGTTCCCTCTCTCATCTTATCGAGGGAAGCCTTCGCAATATCCACCGACCCCGAGAAGTTCTCGAACGTCGCCGCTACATCGTTAACATCGGCACCCCTATTACCCAACCCGATAATAACACCAGAGATACCCCCTATTGCCCCAATGATCGCTGATCCACCTAAGACAACCGTTTTTGATAGAGCACTAAACTCTGACGCAAATGCTGCCACAGAACGAGCAGCCATCGTAAGACGACTAGAGAGTTCGTCTTCAATCTCGAGCTGACCTGTAAGTGTGCCGATGTTCATTAGTGCATAGCCTTTCGGGCTTGCTCAATCATTGCGAGTTGTTGGGCGGCTTGCTCTTCAACTACTTGCTGTTCTTCATTACTACGCGGACCTTCCGGAGTGTCATTCGCGTGCATTGCAGCCAGAACCTTCAATATGGAGAACTGCTGCTCCGGGGTTTGTTTTTGCTTCTGTTCTTGCTCCCCAAACTTCAACAAGGCTTCTTCGAGCGTCAGAGCCTTTTGGCTTTTTCCACGATTGATGTTGTACAGAATCTGAACGATCGAAGCCGCTCGATAGTCAGCTCGAATTTCTGGATCTGGTTCCAGCTCGTAGAAGTGCTCCCACCCACGGAACTGAGTAGCTGTGAGGTTTCGTAACAAACCATCCACATTTAGAATACGAAACCTCTCAGCCAACCTATACGCAAATCGTCTTCGTGGAGAGAGCTTTAGTCGTTTTTTGCTTCTTTGTCCTTCTTGACCTGGAGACCATTCAGATCAAGAATCTCCTCAACAATTCGCTGGACCACCCGATGCGGCAACGCACGGAACTTATCGATGTTCTTGGGATCATCAGCATAACGCTTGTAGTCCGGAGCCGGACCAACCAAGCTCTTACACAGAAGCCGCAATCCGGCAGTCTTCTTCGCCGGTCCCTCGCTCGCCTCTGACCACTCGATCATATCACCGGCAGAGACCGATCCGATCTGAACCTGCTCGCCTTCTTTGAACCCCTTGATAACCCGATACTCGACTTCACTGGCCCCGAGGATATCCTCCATCGAGCCGTAAATCCTGTTTTCCATTTCGACACCCCACAGCAGAAAGTTAATGCCGGTTCTCTGATAACACCCCGGCCTGTCGAACCGGCAAGAACAGGGTGGAGGTGCTGCGTGGGGCAGCTCTTAGACGCCGATCAGCACACCATTGATGACCATGCGTCCACTGAATCGAATACCGACATCGGCGGTCGAGAGACCGTCAACCGGCAGCACGATGTTGTTGATCTGCTTCACCTGTCCGCTCGCCACCCACGTGTTGACGAGATCCGGGAAGATGATCTTGAACCCGTCCAGCGGCGGAGGATTCGTGATACACGACTTGATCAGACCGGTGAGATGGTCGTGAGTTCCGTCGGAAGGGAGGAAGTTCAGCTTGATCGTGAAGAGATCCCGCCGAAGCACGCCCATAACATACGAGTCGATGTTCTGATTGTGCTGAAGTGCATCAAACTCGTTGTGGTCGAGACCAGGAAGCGTGATGTCTCCCAGTTCCGCAATCGTCGTGAATGTAGCAGGAGTAGCGATAGGTGCACGCTGAACGAGCGCGCCGTGTCCGGACAAAGGCATGGTCTGATCTCCTTTATAAGAGAGTGAAAAACTTGCAAAACTTACAAACTTGCCGTATTACAACAAACCTACCTTTCTCCCACGCCTCTGTTAACTAAAAGCTTTCTCTATGTCGAGATTAAAGACGACCATCGGACGGTCTACTGTGTCCAAGCCAATATCAGTTGGCTCTTGTCTCGCGACCACACTGTGGTATAACACACCGCTCAGAGTGGTATTGTAGAGACCGTCGAGAGCTTGGTAAACCTGCTTACTCTTCGTCCGAGCCACCAGATAGGACTTTGCTCGAACTACCACCTGAACCGTTGGTCTCTGTGTATTCGCAGTGCTTTGATTCTGGATTCGAGTTGGTCCTGACCCACCCGTCTCGATCAAGGAAATGTAAGGCCCATCATCTCCATTTTCAGACGGAATTCTTGCTTTTGATCCGAGAAACAGTGACGTTCCAAAGACCCCAACTCCCTGCGCCACCAGATACGCCTTGAGTTCGTCAAGCAGCATTAGAGCCTCACCCTCGAGAGATGAATCCTTCTCGCGATACGATCAGCCATGTGTGATCGACTTTCGTTCAACACTGATGCCATAAACTGCCACTCTCCGACTGGATGATAGGCGTCCGGATTCTCGTGCACGTAGACCGCGTAGGGTGCCTGAGCGCCTGTCGCGATTTCTACGCTGATCGTTCGGCCTTTTCGCTCTGGATCCAAAACATGAATAGAATTTCGGAGATTCCCAGGGTGTGGAGCATTTGGTGTTGTATCCACCGGAGTTCTTTTCTTCATCTCCGTCGCCTCTATCTGGGCTTCTTGGTGCAAGGCAGTCGCTACGCGGTCAGGATACTTCTCAGC